TAACCCCTTACCCTCTCTTGTATGCCATCTATACGTAACTTCTTTTCTCCATTTCTTACGTAAGACTCATACTTCTGGTCGAGGTTAATCATGGGTTCTGGTGGTGGATGTCTTGAAACTATAACATAGTCTCGTATAATTATGTATATTCTTAATAGTCTCTTTAGATTATCGCACCTCAAAGTCAAGTTTTCTAACTTTTCTCTTCCGTCTCTCCTCTTGCCATTCCAAATCCTGAGGAGTAAGGGAATCCTTCTCCTTCTTTACAACACTATTTAACATCACCACCTTAGACATATCACGTGCTGAAATATTATCTCCTGTAACAGTGGTCATATTAGGACAACCACAAGATTTTGTCTGGTGAGAATGTCCTTCCACCTCTTTGCCGCATGAACGGCATCTTACTTTTACCATTTTTCTAAGCTCCAAACCAACCTGCATTGGGTTCTTCTGTTCCTACCCATTTTTTTGCTATATTTTTAATAGACTCCATTGCATCATCCAATTCTTTTGCTTCACCAGTCTCTTGCCTATCCCCTTTTAAGAAAAAAGGATCTCGATCAGTGACGCACCAACGCCAAACCTTTAAGTCTCTACTATACCAAAGATGGATTCGCATTGTTTAACGCTTGAACGGACTTCCAATCATTATTAAACAGTTCTAAACCTTTATCAGTGAGAATATGATTATAACATTTCTCAAAGACACCTACTGGCATCGTAACAATATCAGCACCATATTCAAATGCTCTACCAACATCTCTAACACCTCTCAGAGATGCTGCTAAGACTTCAGTTCTTACCATATGCTCACGGAATACCTTAGCAATGTCTTTAACCAGGCATAGACCACCAAATGAATTGTCATCTACACGGCCTACAAATGGTGAAACATATGTAGCACCTGCTTTAGCAGCAAGGATTGCTTGTACTTGTGAAAAGATAAGAGTTACATTAACTTTAATACCTTCTTTAGCAAGTTCATGACATGCCATTAATCCATCAGGAGTACAAGGTACTTTAATAGTTGTTACCTCACCAAAAAGTTCATGTAAACGATGTGCCTCCCTAAGAGTTTCAATAACACTGTCTGCAACTACTTCCATACTAATATCATTCAAACCCATAGTCTTGAGTTCTTGATAGACATCATCAGGTTTCCGATGACTCTTCATAATAAGAGATGGATTGGTGGTTACACCATCAATCAAACCCGTGGTAACGTGTTTAGCAATTAGTTGGCAATCAGCAGTGTCTAAAAAGATTTTCATTGTTCAGGTTTAAAATAATCTTTACGCATATAGCGTCCTAAGATATTACTATTGTAATACAAAGGGGTTTTTCCGTCAACCGTTTCAGTTAATACATTGTGAAGAAACAACTGTTTGGTCTCTTCAAAATTTACTTGTCCTTTGGTGGTATGGAGGGAGATGATTTCTCTCTTGAAGCAGGAGTTCCCAAGTAACTTTCGATCTGCTTTAAGTTCGTCAGAGCTTCCATAGTACTTCTTCCAGTCACTCTCAGACGTAACCCTTCTCTTACCACCTCTAGGCTTACGACGTTGGGAAAAGTATTTACGTCCGATGTATTTCCTACCCGATTGGAGATTTGTAATGCAGTAGACGAAACCGAAGAAATCGTTAATGTCGTCAGAAGTAAAAGTTGTGCCCTTATAGGTCCAGGCATTTTCATATATGCCTTCAACCATGCTGGTCTTTGTGGTGGTCTCCATCCCATAATTTTCATTTCACTATCTCCTATTTAGTCCCACCTTTTAACTGTTATCTCTATACTATTATCATCCATCTCCCATTCTTCTTGCACTTCATACCCTTCCATATCCTTAACAGTATTATGAACCAACATTCTGGCATACTGTTGTGTTAATTTATCAAGGAATCTAGTAATAGGAACATTCATCTCCCAAGTCTGAACATCAGCAACCAATTCAAAGGTTCCTGTTGTATCGTTCCATTTAAAACCAGAGTCTTTTGTTATTGCTATGTCAGCAGTAACAGTCTCATGTCCTTTACCATGATATCCACTAACCTTAAGTTCCTTTTCCTCTTCAGGAAAATGTCCAAGAAGATTTAAAGCTTCAAGTAAAGCAGGACGGTCCTTTAACTTGGTTTGGATCTTAGTGAAATGAGACATTAGGCACACTCCGAGTCATGGGTGAATTCATCGACAATAAATTCAAGTTCAGAATCTTCTACCTTAGTATAATACTCTCCAGTATGTATCCTAGATTCAACGTTACCAAGTTTATCTTCAATCTCTTTTGTCAAGGATTCACAACGTGCTCCTTTAACTCCTTCTACTGTTTCAGTAACAGTACCGTCTTGTGCGATGGAAAATTTGATTGTGGTAGTCATGTCAGGAATCGTATTTTTTGATACTTTGTTCCCACTCTTTAAGTGAGGATGAGCAATCAGGTGGTGGTGGGTCTTTATAACCCTTCATCTTCTTCCACTTGTTATGTAATGCACCCATCATCCATGACTGAGAAAGACTCTTGGGACCATTTTCCAGTAGATCTAACTCATACCTGCTAGAGGTATAACCTTTGTACTCTTCACGCCAGTTAGAATCGTCGTAAGGTTTTGTCATAAAGAGAATCCTGCGAAGGTGTCCTTCTTAACGTCTTGTTTAATGCCACCAACCACATAGGATTCAACCTCTGTTTCTTGTGGTGCTACCTGAAGTCCTTTAGAAGAAATCCAGTGTTGCGTCCAAGGAAGTGGGTTGTTCCTAGCGGCAATGTCATAAACGGGCTTCAATCCTATCATCTTCATACGTCGATTGGCAATCCACTCAACATATTGAAACAATAGTTTGTCGTTCAATCCTATCATACTACCGTCCTTAAAGAGGTACTCTGCCCACTTTTTCTCTTCATTCACACACAAATCAAACTGCTTATAGGTCCATTCCTCTTCTTCCTCCATAATCTCTTTCATTTCTGGGTCGTCACCTTCTCTCCAGTACTTAAGGATAGTTTGAGTTAAGACCAAATGCTGGTTCTCATCTCTAGCAATAAGCGATATGATTTTAGCGGATCCTTCCATGAGTTTGAGCTCACCAAAAGCAAAACTGCAAGCGAAAGAAACATAAAAGCGGATACCTTCCAGAATGTTGACATTAGCAATAGCTCTATAGAGATGTCGTTTTAAATCTTTTCGTGTCCATTCTGAATTAGGATGATGCTTCATCTCAGGTTTCCAAGTATTACTCTGACCATACTCGTTAGCATAATTAATGAAGTCATCATATGCACCTGTAACACTCTTAGCACGTTCTAAGATACGCTCATCCTTAATGATAGTATCAAATACATCAGAAGGATCTGAATATACGTTCTTAATAATATAAGTATAGGATCTGCTATGGATCATCTCCATAAAACCCCACACTTCCATACATGCTTCCAGTTCAGGTAATGAACAATAAGGTATGAATGCCATACCAGGTGCTCTACCCTGAACACTATCTAACATAATCTGATACTTAAGATTAGAAGTATAGATATGTTTTTGTTCAGGACGTAACTGATGAAAATCTGCCCTGTCTTTTTGTAGAGATACCTCTTCAGGTCTCCAAAAATATCCTAACTGTTGAGTAGTTAACCTATCAAACGTAGGATACTTATAAGAATCATAACGTTGCACACCAAGAGGAGCACCGAAAAACATAGGTTGCTTTTTAGTATCAACCTGTTCAGTATTAAATACTGTCATTCCTTTGATATTAGATGGCACAGGATTCACACTCCGATTCATCAGCATTTTCTAGTTCTGACATTAAGGCAGACACTTTATCTTCTGGTACATCATCCTTCCATCCCATAGGATGTGCAGGTTCCATCTCATCACTCTTTTGGTCATGAGTATTTTGATAATAAGATGTCTTCCAACCATACTTATAGGTATTAAGTAGGTCTTGAGCCATCACACTAACAGGAACTTCATTGTCCGGATAGTGTGATGGATTATAACTCCAGTTACCACTAATTGCTTGATCAAAATATTTCTGCATCACCGCTACAATATTAATATACCCAGTATTATTAGGCATATCCCACAATAAAGTATAATTATTCTTTAACGTTCCAAACTGAGGAACCACTTGCTTAAGAGGTCCTTTCTTTGATTTTTTAACGGACAAGTAGTCTCTAGGTGGTTCGATTCCATTGGTTGCATTTGACACAACGGAACTGCTCTCCGAAGGCATTTGTGCCGACAGTGTTGAGTGCCGTAAACCGTAGGTGTTAATAGATGCCCGAAGACTATCCCAATCATGTTGCAAAGGTTGAGAACAAATCTCGTCTACGTCCTTCTTATATGTATCAATTGGTAGTATCCCATCGGCATATTTGGTACGTCCAAAGTTCTCACAATGACCTTTCTCTTGTGCTATTTGATTCGATGCCTTTAAAAGATAGTACTGGAATGACTCAGATAAACCATGAACAGCATCCCATGCCTCTTGTGAGTCATAATTAAACCCTAACTTAGCAAGGTAATGGGCAAGACCAATAAACCCTACCCCAAGAGATCTACGAGACTTTGTAGCCATCTCTGCTGCTAATACAGGGTACTGTTGATAGTCAATCAACTCTTCTAACCCACGAACAGATAACTCACAAAGTTCTTCTAGTTCCTCATCACTTCTAATTGTACCTACATTAACTGCTGATAAAATACAAAGTGCTATCTCACCCAAATGATCATCAATATGCTGGATAGGAATAGTAGGTAAAGTTATTTCTTGACACAAGTTACTCATTTCAACCTTGTCTTTAAAGGAAGAATGAGTATTACAATGGTCAATATTCATTATATAAATTCTACCTGTCTCTGCTCGCTCTTTAAGAAGGTCGAGGATAAGTTCTTGGGCTCCAACTGTGTCTCTGGGGATTGATTCATCATTTTCATAACGACAATATAACTCATCAAAATTAGGGGTCCCAAAACTCTCATACAACCCAGGACAACTATGGGGAGAAAATAAGGAGATTTCCTTATTTTGGATAAAACGTTCATAAAATAGTTTGCTTAACTGGATGGAGTAGTCAAGTTTTCTGACTCTGTTGTCTTCGGTTCCTTTGTTGTTTTTGAGGACGAGGAT